TCTATTATAGTGAACTAAATTCATACCTAGCATCCACGATGCCTTATAATATTCACCTAAGTAACATGATTGATAGATATATTGATCATTTACTTTTCGTGCAGGAAGTTCCATTAATAAAATCTTTCTATGTATATCCATAGGAATTATAGAGTAATCACTTTGCAATCTATATTCATTTTCATCAGTATTTATCAAAGGTCGTTCCTCATATATGCAATCATAGATATTTGAATTTTCTACAAATTTATCACGTAATACCTCCCATGCAACAAAAGTTGTTCTTTTGACATATGAATTTAATCCAGCCTTATCAACAACTTGTTTAAGAAGTACTAATTTTTCATTATATATACTTTTCCCATAAAAGAAATATTCTCGTAATGCACTACTCACTCCATCTATTATCTGTTCCTCTGGATGTATAGTTTTTGAACGAACATGGACCATTAACATTTTTTCAATTGATTCATGATCTAAAGGTCCTACATAAGCTTTTAAATCTGTATCCCATCGCCAAGAGCGTTTAAGAAATGTACAATCTTCTATATCTATAAATGGTTTACTTTCTGAAACCTTGTCCGCCATAGTATATGTTATCCCCATAGTATGCAGAATTTTAGATATGACAGTATGATTAAACCATGTAATGTTTTTGTTGACACTCATAATATTATCATCACCATAAGTCATTAGACATACATTATCCTTAAAATCTTCCACTGTATTATTAGGATTACATACTCTATATACGTAACGTATATATAAAGAATTTACTAAACCATTAATAATAACAGTTAATGGATGTCCTGAAGGATTTGAACCAAAGAAACGCACTAAATCACCTTTATATATAGACAGAGGGTAAATTACATCCATATACATAGCTCTCATATACTTGCTATCTTCATAGGAAAAATTACCACTATCTAAACATAATCTTATGATGATTTCAAACGCATATTTCATAAATACAGGGCTCATAGTTTTATCAAAAGCTTTGTAATCACCAGCAATCATTCTATCACATCCAAATTGTGTTATATGATCATGCAATTCATTCCATTCAATTGATTGTGCGATAGTTCCAGGACCTGATTCGAATATAAATCTATTATTTTGAACCAATCTAACATAAGAAAGAAAGTACATTCGCATAA